GGTTAAATAGTGAATTTTTGCGCTATTGCTTTGCACTTCGGCAAAAAAATCCTCAATTTTTTGGTTGGCTTCGGCGCTAGCTTTGAGGATTATTTGTGCTTGCTCCGGCTCAATATTTACCATTGTGGTGGTTGCCTGGCCGTCCGGCTTTACTGCTATGCATAAAAGCGCCACGGGGGCGCTTTCATTATTTTGGTTTGCGAACAGATTAAACATCTGACGTACTATTGCCTGACGTTGAGCCATGTTTAACTCGGCATCATGGCGGAGGTTATTGTGTGAGTTTCTTATCCATTTTTTTGTTGTTGGTTTCATAATTCAAAGTTGTTTTGTTGGCGCCAACAGGGCGGGACGCAGAATTTTGCGCCGCTTCTATTAGGTTGTCATTATCCAGGTCATTGGTAACAATAGCATTTAATGATTTTTTTGGTTTAGTAGAATGATGTTGGCTAAGTGTAAAACGGATAAATTGAATAACCATTTCACGCTCAGCAGCGGGCAAGGCGTTTAATTCCTGGCGCCACCATTCCGTTTCTTTTGCTGTGCATGTTTCACCAAGCAAAGCGGCCGGCTCAACACCAAACGCATTTGCAAGACTTTCAACATTATCTAAGGTTGCCGCAACTTGTTGCTTTAGTATGCGGCTAATCGTAGCCTGGGCAAGCCCGGCTTTTTTAGCAACCGCTCCTTGTCCCTGCAATGAAATACTGGCGTCCATAAGGGCGCGCAGGCTTTTTGCAAGCTGTTTTCTGAGAGTGTGATTTTGCATATATGCATATATTAGCGCACTAAATAATTCATTTGTGAATAATTTACAAATATTTACACATGAAAATATTTTCAAATAAATTATTCTTTTATGGTTGTTTATATATCCATTTATGAATAAAATAGCGTTAACAATTCAAAAGCACAACAAAGGGACGTAAATGTTTGAACCTACAAAAGAGCCTCTTATTGATTACCTGAGGCGTAAGTTAAATGTTGATTATTACCGTAAAAACACACAAATTGCAAAGGCAACAGGTATTAGCCAGGCGACCATTAGCCGCATTGCTAACGGCTCAACGCCAAGCCTAGAAGCCGCACAGCAACTCCTCAATTTTTTCATCAATGATTTAACGCCGGCGCCAAAAAAGAGCTCCAGCAAATGAGTAGGTCCCCGGCAGGTGTGTGCATACACCGGGGCGGTGAAATTTGCCCACCGCCCCACGCCGGATTTTTAACATGGCAAATTGAAAGGCAATTTAATGAATTATAGGGTTAAAAATTGGGGTAAGTTTCAGCACTTCAAAGACCGGAGGCCGCCCTGGATAAAATTATATAGGGACATTTTGGACGATATCCAATGGCATAAACTGGACGGCGATAGCGCAAAATTGCTCGTAATGATTTGGGTAATTGCAAGTGAGGACGGCGGCAACCTACCAGCTAACGACGAGCTTGCATTTAGATTACGCATTACAGAAAGTGCTTTAAATTCAACGATATCAAAGCTAAATCATTGGTTGGAGCAATACGATATCAGCATGATATCAGAGCGATATCAAGATGATGCACTAGAGAAAGAGAAAGAGAGAGAGGCAGAGGAAGAGGCAGAGAGAGAGGCAGAGGCAGAGAGAGAGGACGCCTCTAAAAATTCTAAAGCTGAACCTAAGGGCCAACGATTTGATAAAAACATGGGGCTTTCAAATGGCTGGTATGTTGAAGCGCTAAAAATCCGGCCGGAGTGGAATAGCCAAAAATGCATGGCCGTGTTTTTGGAGTTTAAAGACTATTGGGTTGCACAACCTGGGGCTAAAGGTCGCAAAGCGGATTGGTTGGCAACCTGGCGCAATTGGTGCCGACGTGAAAAGGGCTACAACACGAACGGAGCCGCCGCAAAGTTTGACCCGGTTAAATTTGTCAATGAAAGCAATCAGCAGGAGGTTAACAATGTCCAAACAATTGAGCACGAATAGCAACCCGTTTTTAATACCAAAGCCCATGCCGGACGGATTACGGCCGCTATCAATCATGGACCGATTATTTAACAAGCTGGACGGCAATTATCCGCACAAATGGCGCTCAGCATTTACCAGCGAGCAAGCAATACAGAATTGGCGCGAGAGCTGGGCGGAGGCGTTTATTGAGGAGGCATTAACGCCGCATGAGATTAAGGCCGGGATTGTTGCGTGCCGTAAAATTTACGATTGGCCGCCAAGTTTAACCGAGTTTATACGCGCATGCAGGCCAACGTTAAGCCATGAGCAAGCGCATGCCGAGGCCGTTAAACAAATGCGGTTAAGGGAGGAGGGCCAGGACCATTGGAGCTCGCCAGCAATCTATTGGGCCGCGGTTAAAATCGGCGCCTTTGATTTGTTTAACGTGCCGTATGCGGTGATAAAACAACGCTGGCAACGCGCGCTTGACGAAGCAATGGCCAGGACCGACTTGCCGGAAATTCCACCCAGGTTGGCCGCGTTACCACCGCCAGGCCGGACCACGACAACAATTGAGCAAGGACGCAAACGCATGGAGGAAATCATGGCGCGTTTTTGCACGGCTAAAGTTATCCATAAACGGATAGAGGAGGCGTTATCATGAAGCGAGCAGAAATCACAGCAGAAAAAAACAGCCTGAGAAATGAAATTAACACAATAAGGGCGGTTATCAACGAGCAATTATTTACCAAAAAAGAAATTCCGCAAAAGGTTGTAAATGGAAGTTTGGCGGACGTTTTGAAATTTAAGAAAAATGCAGAAAAGGCCGGCGCAATTTACCACATACAAAACGAGCCAGGCAAAACATTATCGTTGACTGAGTTAAAAAAAGTAAGAGCTAAATTAAACACTATAGCGAATGGGCTTGGCGTTTTATGAATAAGGCTAAGCATAAGCCGCCAGTTTTAACCGTTGCTCAAATGGCCGATTACATAGCGGCCAGCCGTTACAAGGAATATCGCGGCCGATGTTTGGAGCATATCAGGGTAATACATGGCGACCAGTACGCCGACGACGTGAAAAAATTAGTTATCGCAATTTTCAACAAAAGGAAAAATAACAATGGAAAATAAAATTAATTGTAGTGCCGCAACAGTTTCACTATTAGCGAAACGCCGCGAGGAATTTAGACCAGGCTTTACAACCTGGGTAATTGAAAACTGGCGCCTTTACGTGGCATTTGAAAATGAGGCCATGCAAATTATCAAAACTGGACGCAGACATTACAGCGCCAGGACAATTGGCGAGTATTTGCGCCACCATACCGCGACCCGTGAAGTTACCGGCCAATACAAATTAAACGACCACACAATCCCGGACATGGCCCGCTTGTTTGCACTCCGAAACCCGCAACATGCCGGACTGTTTGAGTTTAGAGGCTCCCCAAACCGTCCACGGCCTTGCCACGCGCAGAGTTATCCAAATATGGATAATGGGGTGGCCGCATGATTACCATAGTTATACCAGGCGAGGCCCGCGGAAAAGGCCGGCCACGCTTCGCACGTCGCGGCAAGTTCGTGCAAACCTACACCGACGACAAAACGGCCAGTTATGAAAATTTGGTTGCCCTGGCCGGCAACAAGGCCATGAAAGGCGCGCCGCCCACAACATGCGCGTTGCGCGTTGGCATAACGATTTTTACAGCGCCACCCGCAAGTTGGTCCAAAAAGAAAACCGCCCAGGCATTAGCGGGTGAAATCTACCCAACCAGCAAGCCCGACCTGGACAACGTGGCCAAGTGCATGCTGGACGCGCTTAACGGCATTGCCTGGAAAGACGACAAACAAGTGGTTTTCTTACAGGCAATCAAACGCTACGCAAACAAGGCGGAGGCGATTTTGAAGTTTGAGCCAATGATTAGAGCCGACGAGTGGGCGGAGGGCGACCAATGACCGCATACCCCGCTCAATTCTACCGCGACCCGGCCGACCTGGTGGACGCAATCCGCCGCCAGCAATGCGACGGGTGCAAAAGCGAAAGCATTTTATTTTTTAACAACAAAAAAGTGAGAGGGTGCGACCGTGGCAATAAACACAGCGACAACGGCGGCGCCCGTTGTAACCATTTCAAACGCAAAGGGGTTGTAAATGCTGACTAACACAATGATTATTTGGATTGCTTTTTTTGCTGGGATTTATGCCGGAGTTTTAATTTTCTCAATAGCGCTTATTGCTACGCACCGCCTCCCGGAAATACAACCGACGATTGACGAGGAGGAATAAATGGATAATCCGATTTTTCAAAATACCACCCAGGCCGTGCATTTCAGTTTTCTAATGGAAGCGCTGGAACCAGGCGCCGAGAGCGCAATGGGCAAGATTATCCGACGCAGACTTGAGGAGCTGGGCCTGGCCACCGGCGACCGTAGCGAAAGCACGATTGACTTTGGAGGATTAACGGCCCTGGAAGTGCGCGGACAAGCCGCCATGATACGCGGCGCAATCAACCACCATTTGCCTGGGCCGGAGGGCTGGGCAATCAAATCCAAGTACGGGCTGACTAAAACCATAGAAAAAAGCAACCGTCCGCGGGTGCATGTGTTTAGTGCTGAGCGCATAGACGCCATGCGCAGGCTTTCCAGGCTCATAGCGCCGCGATTTTCAAGCGTCCCTAGCAATGCCATTATTTGGCTCATTGCAAAGGCACACGGCGAAATTGCGCCAGTGCGGCCGACGTTTAGGGATATAGAGGAGCAGGCCGGCGGCAGTAAAAGCGAATTATGCCGAGTTTATCCACAAATCAAACTCACATTAAACGCCCTGGAAAACCGCGGGATTGACCAATTGACGCCATTATTTCAACAGGAGGGGATTGTGCCAAATCCGTAAATGAATAAATATTTATAATATTATCCATTTATGCATTGACAGCCTGGGACAAGTAAAGTAAATTATTTCTACTCTTGCAATTAGTGCGACTTAAACCTTTCGAGGGTTATTAAAATGAAATAAATTTTCATAAATTCCAAAGCGTTGCCACGGCAATGCTGGCTAATTCAGACGACAAAAAGCCCGCTTAATTGTGGGCTTTTTTATTTATACGCATGGCAATTGCAACGCATGACGAACACCGGCACAGGCCGGCAAATGAGTTGGTTAACAGTAATTGCCAGCCGCATAAGTATTAAGACCCGGCGCCGCTTAACTGCTATCACAGAGGAAAGCGCCGGGCGCCATTTGGGCACCGCTCCGGCTATCCATGCCGGGCCTCCCTTTGCTCCTAAGCAACGCGGTGCCCTCCCTTGCATTTGTTGATGATGCTACCCCACTGACATGGGGCTCCTCCTGCCCTGGCTTCGGCCAGGGGTTTTTTTAAGGCTTGATATGACGACCGTAAAAAAGCCGTCCAATGACGGCGATAAAAAACTAACACCAAAACAAATGCTTTTCGTAAAAGAGTATTTGGTTGATTTGAACGCAACGCAAGCGGCTATCCGTGCTGGTTATGAATTAAAGCGCTTTGGTACTGGTTATTACGTTTACCTTTTAATAAATCCATTTACTAAAAAAATAATTTACATTGGAAAAGGCAAAGGCAGACGTTTGCTTAAACACAGAGCCGAGGTAAATAGAGGCGTTGTAAACAATTTAAATAAATTTTCAGAAATTTACGAGATTGAACAGCTTGGAAATAAAGTAATTGAAAAAGTTTTAGTTGACGAACTTAGCGAAAGCGATGCTTTTGCATTGGAAAAATATTTAATAAATAGCTTTAAGCAAACTGGCATAACAAATATAGCCAATGGCATAGAGCAAACAGCGGACAAAATTAAATTTAAAGCGAGGTTGTTGCTTGATAAATTAAAGCCTTTTGATGCGTGGGTTTGCGAAATTGATAAAGAGAGTTTAAGCCTAGTAAATAGAGTTTTTGGAAATGCTGAGTTTTTTTATAACTACATTAAAAGAAACCTCACAACGATTGCGAGGTGATAAATGAATTTAACTGAAAAACAAGAAAACTTTTGCATTGCGTATATTGAAACTGGAAATGCTAGTGAGGCTTATCGCAGAGCGTACAACGTCGATAAAATGAAAGATGCCTCCGTAAATCGTAAGGCTAAAGAGGTTTTAGACAACGGCAAGATTACGGCAAGGCTTGAACAGTTACGCAAGCCGATTATTGAGCGCCACAAAATCACAGTTGACGACTTAATCAGAGAGTTAGACGAAAACAGGCTTGCGGCGCTTAGTGCTGAAACAGTACAAGCGGCGGCGGCCACCGCGGCGACTATGGCCAAAGCCAAGTTATTAGGCTTTGACAAGCAGATTGTTGAGCTAACTGGGAGCAATGGCGGACCGATACAAACGGCCACCCACAACATGACACCGGAGCAATACAAGGCGACGCTCAACGCGGCACTTGATAAGGTTTAGACATGAACGAATTAACGAGCCAGGAGCGCGCGGTTATCCTGGACGCGGCAAGGGAGGATTTATATACCTTTGCCCGCTTCATGTTTAAAGAGCGCAAGGGCTTTCAATGGCTCCGCGCTCCGCACCATAGGCTCGTTTGCGATAAGCTCATGCAAGTTTACCGCGGCGAGGTTAAGCGGCTGATTATCAACATACCGCCGCGCTACTCCAAAACCGAGTTAGTGCTTAACTTCATTGCCTGGGCGCTGGGCAAGGTCCCCGATAGCGAGTTTATTTTAACCAGCTACTCCGGCGGCCTGGCCACAAATAACGCCTGGGCCGCGCGTGAATTGATACAGCACGAAAGTTATGCGGCTGTTTTTCCTGGCACCGCAATCCGCTCCGATAGCTCAGCTAAGGGCGAGTGGCGGACAACGGCCAACGGCATTGTTTATGCCGCGGGTGCAGGCGGCACGATTACCGGCTACGGAGCTGGTAAACACCGCCCAGGATTTGGCGGCGCAATCATTATTGATGACCCGCACAAACCCGACGAGGCAACCAGCCCGGTAATGCGGCAAAACGTGCTTGATTGGTTTACCAACACACTGGAAAGCCGCAAGAACGACCCGGCCAACACCCCGATTATTTTAATCATGCAACGCTTGCATGAAAACGACCTTGCCGGCTGGCTATTGAACGGCGGCAACGGCGAGAAATGGGACACGCTGATTTTACCGGCCGAGAACGACCGGAGCGACGACCCGCTGGGGCGACCTATTGGCGAGCCGCTATGGCCTGCAAAACACACGGCGGACATGCTTGCAGTAATGCGCGCCAACAATAGCTACGTTTACGCTGGCCAATACCAACAACGCCCCGCACCGCTTGGCGGCGGAATTATTAAGGGCGCCTGGTTTAAGCGTTACCGCGTATTGCCGCATTTAGTGTATCGCAAGATTTTTGCCGATACCGCCCAAAAAGTAAAAGAGCATAACGACTATTCAGTTTTTCAATGCTGGGGCAAGGGCGCCGACGGTTACGCATATTTGATTGACCAAATACGCGGCAAGTGGGAGGCGCCGGAGCTCAAACGCCGGGCAATGGACTTTTGGCTGAAACATCAACAAGTGGACCCCGTGGAATATGGGGCGCTTCGTGTTATGGCCATTGAGGACAAGGCCAGCGGCACCGGCTTAATCCAGGATTTGAGTGTTACCAGCGCAATACCATTGGAAGCAATCGAGCGCGTTAAGGACAAACTGACCAGGGTAATGGACGTTACGGGCTACATTGAAAGTGGCCGCGTATATCTGCCGGAGGAGGCCGCATTTGTAAGCGAGCTGATAGGCGAGTGCGAGGGCTTTGCTCCTGACGACAGCCACGACCACGACGACCAAATAGACCCAATGGTTGACGCTATCAACGACATGGTTGCCACTGGCAACATTATAGACACATGGGCCCGCATGGCTGAGTAAGGATTTTTTAATGAGCAAGTTAATGTATAAGCGCCTCGTTGGCCAGGTTGGATTTACTGACGCCGAGCACTGGATTACCTTGCACCCAAATGGCAAAGGCAATGGCAAAGGCCAGCCGGCCCTTATTAACGGCGCTGGCCAAATTATCGGCGGCGCGGGTGGCAAGCTCAACGGCAAGGTTGTAAGCCCTAAAAGCAAAAGCGGTGAACGTCGCGGCACTGAAAACCAGCACGCCCCAGCCATTTGGTTGGGGCCAGCGAAGCCGGAAACAAAGCAAGCCAGCACCTCGACAAGCTCAGGAGCTACGGCACCCGCAACAAAGCCAACAACGGCACCGGCGGGGACCATAACACCAACATCTGCCCCAGCTCCAACGCAAGCGCCTGGGCCAAATGACATAAACCCGCACCCCAGGGGCTCAAAGGAAAGTTACGAGTTTGAGCGTGCCAAAAAACTTGCGGCTTCTAAAATAGCCAACGACCTGACCGCAAACGCAAAAACTTTGGAGGACGAAAAAGAGGCAATGGCCGCGCATTTGGCGGCCTATAACGCTTGGTTGCCCTGGAAGCAGGCAAGGCCAAAGGAGTTAACGCAACACGCGATTGCCTACCATGCGCATAAAAAGCAAGTTGCCAAACTTGAGCGCGAAGCCAAAAAAGGCCAGCCACGCCCTAAAAAGCAAGCGCCAGCCGGCCGCTCGTTTGCCAAACATACGCCTGAGGAAATCCATAAAACGCTAAGCGAAAGCTGGGGCCTGGGATTTGCCAACGGGGTTAAACAGGGCCAGGCAACGGAGTATTACCGCAAGCATATCGTCCGCGGCGGAAATGCCAACCCTGAGGAAATGAAAAAGCACCTTGAGGAATACAACAAGTTACAAGCGATTGAACGCAAGGACCCAGGCCACCGCTTGAGTGGCCATACCTCAATAGACATTACGCAAAACACCGCCTCGGCAAAAGCCATGCGTGAAATGATTACGCATGTGGACAATGCAATGGCGCAATTGCAAGCCTCAGGCTTTGACATTAAAAAGGCGCTAAGCCGGGCCAATGTTAAGTTTGTTGCAGGCTCCACGGGGAGGCATAACGGCCACGCATGGGGCGGTGATTTTGGCGGGGCTGGAAATGAGGGCTTTTTTTCAGTAAGCCCAACCAAGCGCGGCTCGTTTAACGAGGAGCAAGCGCGCTCGCATGAGGCAAGGGTTGCCGCCGGCCAAGCTCGTTGGTCCGTTTCATCATCATCAAAAGACCAAACGCGCGCAACGATTGTGCATGAATTAGCGCACGCGCTTGGCTTGCGTGAAAGCGTGCGCTCAACCGAGCGCTTGGCCAAAGCAATGGAGCAGGCCGTGCCCGATAAGGCAGGCCGCCGCGAGTGGATAAGGCGAAACATTAGCGAGTATGCGACCAGCAACATTAAAGAGCTCGACGCTGAGCTTGCCGCAATGGTAACAGACCCCGAATATAAGCGCGGGACCCTCCCAAAGCAGTTGGAGGACCATGTGGACTGGCTTTTTGAAAGGATTAAATAAATGTTGCCCGTGCCAAAAGACCCAAATTTTAGAGTGCCGGAAGTAAGCGACGAGGAATTTTACAACCCGAAAGGCGAGGAGGACGAAAGCCTTATTGCAACCGGGGCGTTTGATGACGGCATGACCAGGGGCGAGATATTGCAGGAGGCGCTTAGTGAAGTTAAAGCGCTGAGGGCGACGCTTAAAAAGTAGATAACAAGGATTAACGAATGAGCACACAGACCACAGACGCAAAAGACAAAACGATTGTGGCCAAAGTTGCGGACAGTTTCCAAAACCTACTTTCGCGCGTTGGACTTGGCGCCGGTAGTCAAAACGACGCCAGCCAGTACGGATTTAGCCCGATTAGCCGCAACCGCATACAGCTTGAATTTGCTTATCGGTCCAGTTGGATTGCAGGCAAAAGCGTGGACGCATTTGCGGACGACATGACGCGCGAGGGCGTTGCAGTTCAATGCGACGTTGAGCCGGACCAATTGGAGCAATTGGAAAAGGCCGCGGGACGCCTGGCGATATGGGACAACCTCAACGACGTAATCAAATGGTCCAGGCTTTACGGCGGCGCCATTGGCGTGCTTATGATTGACGGCCAGGACGTTAGCACGCCGCTCCGCAAGGACACGATACAGCAAGGGCAGTTTAAGGGCATTTTGGTCCTGGACCGCTGGCTGGTCCAACCGAGCCTAACAAACCTTATAACGGACTTTGGCCCGGATATGGGCAAGCCTAAGTATTACCAGGTTGTTGCGGACGCCCAGGCGCTCGTTAACCAAAACATACACCATAGCCGTGTTATCCGCCTGGACGGCGTGGAGTTGCCGTATTGGCAACGCATTGCCGAGAATGGTTGGGGGCAATCAGTGCTTGAGCGCCTTTGGGACCGCCTGATTGCTTTTGACAGCACGACCGAGGGCACGGCCCAGCTCGTATATAAAGCGCATTTACGCACCTACAAGGTGAAAGGCTTGCGCTCAATCATTGCCGCGGGTGGCAAGGCGCTGGACGGCCTGGCCTCGCAGATTGATTTTATCCGCCGCTTTCAAAGCAACGAGGGCCTAACCCTCATGGATAGTGAGGACGAGTTTGAAGCCCACCAATACAGTTTTAGCGGCTTAAACGACGTGCTTTTGCAGTTTGGCCAGCAATTGAGCGGCGCAATGGATATTCCACTTGTACGCTTGTTTGGCCAAAGCCCGGCCGGCTTAAATGCCACCGGCGAAAGCGATTTGCGCAACTATTACGACAGCATTAAACAACAGCAGGAGCGCAAGCTCAGGCGTGCCGTTGAAACCATTTACAACGTGCTATATCGCTCAGAGTTTGGCCAGGAACCCCCGGCCAACATGGCAATTAAGTTTAAACCGTTGTGGCAAATGAGCGACACGGACAAGGCGACCATTGCCAACACGACGACCGACGCAGTAACGAAAGCAAGCGACAGCGGTTTGATTGACCGACACACGGCGCTTAAAGAGTTGCGGCAATCGAGCGAAGTTACCGGGGTATTTAGCAACATTACGGACGAGGACATTAAGGAAGCGGAAAACGAACCGCCGCCGGACATGAACGAGTTGGAAACGGACCCAAACAATGAAGCGAACCCGCAACCCGGTCCAGGCCAGGAGGGCCGAGAGGATATACAGCCAGCAATTAAGCCGGCTGGCTAAACAAATCGGCCAAATCATTACCGGGTATAACCCAGCAAACTTAAACGAAGCCAGCACCCTAAGCGAAATGCTCAGGCGCTACGCTGAGGCGCTGGGGCCCTGGGCAACAAAAACGGCAAGCGACATGCTGGCCGAGGTAAACGCGCGCGACCTTGCCGCCTGGCGAGCAATGGGCCAGGAGTTAAGCAAGGGCATAGTGCGCGAAATTTTCACGGCACCCGCTGGCCAGGTTATGCGCGATTTGCTGGACGACCAGGTTGCACTTATCAAGAGCATACCGCTGGACGCCGCAAAGCGAGTGCATGAGCTAACTCTCAAGGGGTTGGAGGATAGCACCCGCGCCAGTGAGGTTGCCGCCCAAATCATGCGGAGCGGCGAAGTAAGCAGGAGCAAGGCAATGCTGATTGCTCGCACGGAGGTGGCCAGGACGGGCTCATTACTGACCGAGGCCAGGGCCAAGCACGTTGGAAGTGAGGGCTATATTTGGCAGACCAGCCGCGACGGCGACGTGCGGCAAAGCCATAAAGAAATGCAAGGCAAGATTGTGAAATGGAACGACCCGCCAACGCTGGACGGCATGACCGGACACGCTGGTTGCTTTCCAAATTGCCGTTGCTGGGCGCAAGTATTACTAAACGATTAAGGACATTAAAAAATGGCAAACGCCCTATATCCAAAATGGAAAGAGCAGTTATTGCAATTTACGGCCAATAATGATTTAGACGGGCAGGTAGTTAAAGCCGCATTGGTTGACACTGGCGTTTACACATACAGCGCCGCACACCAATTTTACAGCTCGGCGCAAGCCGCGGTCGTTGGCACGCCGCAAGCGGTTGCTAACAAAACTTATGTCAACGGTATATTTGACGGCGACGACGTAACCTTTGTAAACGTAAGCGGAGCGACCGTTGAGGCGGTTGTTTTGTATATTGACACTGGGAACCCGGCAACAAGCCCGCTGGTTGCATACCTGGACAACGGCATTACAGGCTTGCCGGTTACACCTAACGGCGGCGACATTTTGACCGCCTGGAACGCTAGCGGAATTTTTGCACTGTAAAGGATTGAAATGGCAACAATAGATTTTGAAAAATCAAACAACACTTACACGTTAAAAGACGCAATCATTCTGCCTGACGACCACGGCTTGACGGACGCGGAAATTGAAACTATTAAACAGGACCGATTTAATAATTGGCTGGCGATTGTGACAGCACCGCCAGTAGAGGACGCGCCAAATGTTTAGCGAACAGATAATCGTTGTATTTTTAACATTACTCTTAACCGCGTTTAACTTAGTTGATTGGTACTCGACGCGCACGATATTGAAAGCAGGCGGCACCGAGGCTAATCCGTTTACAGCGTTCGTGCTTCGTTTCATCAATCTTGATATTTACCTTGCGGCTAAAACTGTACTGGCAGCTTATGTGGGTTATCACTTGGGGTTTGTTTTATCACCCATGCTGATAGCGTTAACGGTTATGTACGGCTTTTTCATGGCGCGTAATCTTAGGAATTTGTAAATGGCAACTAAATACTGGGGACCTTCGGCTGGTGGTTCATCAACTGGCACATGGGATGCGTCAAGCGTCACTAACTGGTTTGATAACCTCGCGCGCACCGTGCGTTCTACAGTAGCGCCGACAAGTGCGGATGATGTGGTTTTTGATGCGGCGTCGGATAATGGGGCGATTTTTACCGTTACCGTTGGCACGGGTGCGGTATGTCGTGATATTACGGCTGGCAGTCTTGATTTTGCTATGACGCTGGCGGGTAGTGTTGATTTGGCTATTTATGGCAGTGCGTTGTTTCCTGCATCGAATTTTTCATGCACTAAGACTTCAACAGTCACAATGAAGGCTACTTCAACCGGCAAGACAGTTACTACAAACGGCGTTAATCTTAATGGGCTAACTCAATTTATTTTTGATGGGATTGGTGGTGAATGGACGCTTGGAAGTGCTTTAACTATTGGCGGAAATATTACCATTACAAATGGTTCATTCATTACCAATAATTATAATTTATCGACTTCGACTTTATCGTCAGCAGGAACTGCAACGCGAAGCATACAATTAGGTTCTTCTACTGTATCTACTTTTGGGAGTGTTGCACTAGCTATAAATCCAACTGGATTAACATTTAATGCTGGAACATCAACATTTAATATAGGATTTTCTTCACCTAGATTTATAGCTAGTGGATTGACATTCTATAACGTCACGTTTGTAAACACATCATCCGGCACCATCACCGGCGCAAATACGTTCAACAACCTGTCAGTAACAAGCCTTGCCGCAACTGGCATTAAGAATATCAGCATAGGCGCTAACCAAACCGTAAACGGCACGCTAACCCTCGGTGCGGCAAACACAGCAATACGCCGCATGTTTGTATGTTCTGACATTGTAGGCACGCCTCGCACCATTACGCTGAATGGTTCACTTGCTACACTGGCTGATGTGGATTTCAGGGATATTGTGGCGGCTGGAACCGTGGCAACACCATGGACCGGTACGCGGCTTGGTAATTGCTTGGGTAATAGCAATATCACGTTTGATGCGGCTAAGACGGTTTATCGCGTTGGTACTGGTAACTGGTCAGCTACACAATGGAAATTAAGCGGCGGTTCGGTCGATGTTAACCAATTCCCATTAGCGCAAGACACTGCCATATTTGATACAGGGACAACCACAGGGACGCATACGGTAGACGCTGGATGGAATATCGGCACGCTAGATATGTCATCATTAACAGTAGCGGTTACGCTAGCTACAGGAACTACTACGCCAACTATTTATGGCAATTTAACTTTGGATGCAGATGTTACATTATCAGGTACAGGAAACACTACATTTGCAAAACAAGGTGGAATTCAAACAATTACCAGTGCGGGAAGAACTTTTACGCAACCTATTATCGTTGATAACGCAACCGGCACTTTTAAACTCGCCGATGCGTTTGTGACTACAGGTGCGTTTGGGCTGACTAGCGGTAATGTTGATTTGAATAACCAAACGTTGACTGCATTTAGATTAGTTTCTACAACTAGCATACCTAGAAGTATATTGTTTGGCACAAGTAAAATAATTTTAACAGGAAATAATACATCAGATTTATGGACTGTTAATCCAGCCACTAACTTTTCATGTAGTGGAAATAGGCAAGTTGATTGTACATATAATGGCACTACTGGAACGCGCACGATTACTCATGGTTTAAGTTCTACATATTCAGAGAGCAATGTTGTTTCTTTTAATATCACAGGTGGCACTGATAGCGTTAGTCTATCCAATACATCTGGATTTAAGAGTTTAAATTTTACTGGATTTTCTGGCTCTTTAATTAATGTATTTGGCGCAAATTTATTCGGTGATTTAACAGTATCCGCAGGTATGACAATACCAGCAATAGTAAACATAACTACATTTTTAGCAACAACCGGCACGCAAACCATAACATCAAACGGTAAAACGTTAGACTTTCCTATCACAAAAGCAGGTGCTGGAACCCTGCAACTTCAAGACGCGCTGACTTTAGGCTCAACTCGCACATTCACGCATACGGCCGGCGCAGTAGACTTAAACGCTAAAACGCTAACCGTAGGCGCATATAGCTCAACCGGCGCGGTTGCTCGTGATATTAAATTTAATAACGGTTCAATCGTTGATTTGGGTGCGTGGACAGCTTCGGGTACTAATTACACAACTAGCGGCACGGGTTCAATCAGCATGACGTCAGCCAGTGCTAAAACGTTTGCGGGTGGCGGCTTCTCATATCCGACGTTGAATCAGGGCGGAGCCGGTGATTTAACCATTACGGGCGCAAATCGGTTTAAGGATATGACCAACACCGTTGTGCCATGCGTGGTTAAATTTCCAGCAAGCACCGACACCAACGTTGAAAATTTCAGCATGAACGGCACGCCTGGCAATTTAGTTTCCATTGCTTCAAGCACGCCAGGCACTCGGTTTAGGTTGAATAAGGTGGCGCCATGACGATTATTGCTAGTTATTTAAGTGTTAAGGATAGCGCGGCAAGCCCGTCCGGCGGGTTTTATGCGCAATACTCAACGGACGCCGGCAATAACACTGGTTGGGTTGTATTTAGTGGCTCATACCTCCAAACGTTGGCGCCGGCTCTTTATTCAAATGCAAATGCGTTTTATGGCGCAAATGTTAAATACAGAATTAACGCCAGCCAGCTTGTTAACGAAAACTTATTTTTTCCGGTTGAGGTTAAGGCAAGCTATCTATTGAAGCCGGCGCTGTTTATTAACGGAAATTTGTTTTATCAAGCAACAATAAGCCGAGAGTTAAACCAAGGTAACCGGGGTTACACGGCGGACTACAACCTTAAAAACTTTATTGCAAATTACAAACAACGAAATTACACGGCAAAACAATGACAACACTATTAAGCACAAAAGACGTTGACGAGGAGGTTATTTTAACCTTTGATTTTACCGACGGCCTAGCAAGCGGCGAAGCGTTAACCAGTATTGTTAGCACGGAAATTGTTGTTAATAGCGGGGTTGATGCCAACGTTGCTTTGGTATTAAACGGCTCGCCAAACTTTTACACTGGAAACAGTGCGGTTTCCGTCCCGGTTAAGGGCGGCCTGGCTGATTGCAGTTATAAGGTGAAAGTGACATGCGACACAACCAACGCCGAAAAGCGATTAACTGTTACGGCAATTTTGCCAATGAATAGATAAGTTAAACAATCAATATAAACACCCCGCTCCGGCGGGGTTTTTTGTTTTGGACGACACCATGAAAACAAAAACACATGACCGCATGGAATTCCTGACGGTTGAAAAGCTGGGCCCTAAGCAAAGCATGACGCCGGAGGGCTTTTTGCTTTGCGAGGCGGTGCCGATTGCGCGCGTTGGCGTGCAAATGTATAGCACCGAGGAAATCCCGCTAGAGGGCGACAGCGACGGCCTGATTAAGATTGACCGAACGCAGGACGAAGTATTTAAGGACGAAACCCTGGCGAGCTTTGAGGGCAAGCCGGTAACTATTGACCACCCGGACACATTTGTTAACCCGGAAAACTGGAAAGAGTTAGCCAAAGGGGTAACTCAAAACGTGCGCCGCGGCGTAGGAATTGAGGACGATTTATTGCTTGCTGATTTGTTAATTACAGACCAGGAAGCAATAGAGGCAGTACGCAAGGACGGCTTGCGCGAAGTTTCGTGCGGCTATGAAGCTGATTATGAGCAAACGGGGCCAGGTAAAGGCCGGCAGTTAAACATAATTGGCAATCATGTTGCGCTAGTGGAGCGCGGCCGAGCTGGCCCGCGTTGTTCAATTAAAGACAAGGATTTAGACATGAAAACAAAATTGAAAGACAAAAAGCTGGGCTTTATTGACAAGCTCCGCCGTTTCCTTGATAGCGAGGCGGAGGCTGAGCAAGGCGAGGAAATGAAAGACGAGGACCTGGACCCAAACCAGCAACAACAACCGCCTGAGGACCAAGCCGACGACGAAAACGGCATTGAGGCGCGCCTGGCTCGCATTGAGGAGGTACTGGCTAAGCTAATCCCGGCCGAGGAGGAGGAGCACGGCGAAAACTTTGATGCCGAGGGCGAGGAAACCACGCCACCGGACGAGGAGGACGACGTGCAAACAGGCGACGACGTGCTGGAAGCTGAAAAAGCGGAAACCAACGGCGAAGCGGTGGGCAAGGTATTGAGCGGCGACACACTCAAAGCCGTAATTGCACGCGCTGAGATTTTGGCCCCAGGCGTCCAGGTACCGACAGGCGACGCGGCAAAAACCGCCGGCGCTATTGCCTCATTGAAACGCAAAGCATTAACGACCGCTTACGCAACCGCGGACGGCAAAAAAGCAATTGACGTTTTCCTGGCTGGCCGCTCTATTAAGTTGCTGACAGGCGACGCGCTAAACAGCGTATTTGCTGGCGCCGCTGAGTTGATGCGCACGACCAACAACAACCGCGGAGTGCGTAACGCCGCCGCGAAAACAACGGATTTCGGCAAAGCGACAAGCCCAACCGATATTAACGCCCGTAACAAGGCATTTTGGGCTAGCAAGTAACTTGCCCGCTAACATAAAGGAAATTACATCATGGTAGCATTTCTTACACGCATGCCTTACGGCATTGCTGGCGACGTAACTCGTCAATCACAGGCAAAAATTGAGGCACAAGTGCTTAACGCTTCGTTGCCTTTCTCGGCTTTCGGCCTTATCGGTAAAATTGCAAGCGGCAAATTTGTGCCTTTCGCTGGCTCAGAAACAGCGGCCGACGCTTACGGCATTTTAGTGCGCGAATATCCGGCGACAGGTAACGCGGCAAGCGACCCGCTGGGCACTTCAACACCAAAAACCAGCGGCATTGCCAGCGTTTTACGCTCCGGCTATATCAACGTTAAAAACAACGCAGGCACCCCAGCGGTGGGCGGCCAGGTTTACGTCCGCGTGGCAACGCCAGGCACGGGCAAACCAGTTGGCGGCTTTGAAGCGGCGGCAGACAGCACCAACACCGTTGCAATCGCTGGTTTAACTTTCGCGGGCCAGGCTGACGCCAACGGCAACGTTGAAGTTGCTTACAACATTTAATTAAGGGGTAACACATGAAACCGAATTTAATCCGCTTAGCGACGAAAGACGCGCTAATGACATTTGACGCTCGCACCATTGACAGCGCCGGCGTTTTCCTGATTGGCGAGCTTGAACGCTTAGACCAAAAATTGCACATGCCGCTGGCGACTGTTACCTGGTCGCGCGATATTATGTTGCGTGAGGACGTAAGCATTGCCGACGAGTTTAGCTCATTCACAAACAGCTCATTTGCGGCCGCTCCTGGCGTGCAAGGCTCAGGCAAGGCATGGGTTGGCAAAGACACTAATGCAATCACTGGCATTAGCCTGGACATTGGCAAAACCTCTAATCCATTGCCATTGTGGGCAATGCAATTGGGCTGGACTTTGCCGGAGCTGGAAAGTGCGCAAAAACTTGGCCGTCCAGTTGACCAGCAGAAATTTAGCGGTATGCAATTGAAATACCAAATGGACATTGACGAGCAAGTATATATCGGTGATACCGCGCTTGGCTTTACTGGCCTGGTTAACAGCTCATTGGTTACAAACGTTTCAAACGCCACAACCGGCACATGGTCCACAGCAACCGCCGACCAAATCCTGGCCGACGTTAACGAGTTGCTTAACTCAGTTTGGGCGGCTTCTGCTTATGCAGTTTGCCCAAGCAAATTGTTAATTGACCCGGTTAATTACAGCCGCTTGGTAAGCAAACTCGTTTCAAGTGCTGGCAATATCAGCATTTTGGAATTTTTGAAGCAAAACAGCTTATCCAACTCAATTAACGGCCGTCCTTTGGACATTCAACCAGTTAAGTGGTTGACAAGCCGCGGCGCTGGCAGTACAAACCGCATGGTTGCCTACACACCGGACGACGACAAAGTGCGCTTTCCATTAGTGCCGTTACAACGCACACCATTGGAATACCGCGACTTGCGCCAATTAACGACATACTTTGGCCGCCTGGGTGTGGTTGAGTTTGTTTACCCTGAAACACTCGGCTATCGTGATAATATCTAAGGGGCAAGGCATGGTTACAATTCAAGTAAAAAAAGCGTTTAATCTCAACATTGACAGCGTGCTTACACATTATCCAGTTGGCAAGCACGAAGTTGAGGAGGCGGTGGCCAACCACCCTTACACAAAATTCCATTTAGCTGACGACGAGGAGCCAGCGGCACCGCCAGCGAAAACGGCAGAGCAATTGGAAGCGGAGGCGGCAGAATTGGCCGCAAAAACCGCCTCCATTATTAAGGGCCTCGTAACTGAGGAAAAGCCAGTGCCACCGATTGACACCGTTAACGCGGCATTGCGCGAGGCTGGTTTGCCGACAATCAAAGCGGCAGACCGCGACGCAGTTTTAAACGTAACAGAGTAAGGAAGTTAAAAAATGGACGCTCTCACCTTTCGGCAGATTTTCCCGGAGTTTATAACCACGCCGGACCCGGCAATTGATTTTTGGTTAAACCTGGGCAAAAAGCAGTTAAATGCCGATAGGTGGGACGACCTACTAAATGAGGGCCTGGCATTATTCACGGCCCACCATTTAGCAATCGCAGAACGCGACAGACGGACCGCTGACGCTGGCGGCGTGCCAGGAGCATTGCAAGGCAATGTAACGGCCAAATCCGTGGATAAAGTAAGCGTAAGCTATGACACCTCAAGCGGCACTTATGCCGACGCAGGATTTTGGAATTTAACAAATTATGGCGTGCGCTATTGGAACCTAATGCAAATGGTCGGAGCGGGCGGCATACAAATGTAAAGGGCTGGTAATGAAAGGCATGCGCGTAACAGTGGACATACTGGCGGACGTAGTGCGCAACATTACCAACCTGGTAAAAAAAGACGTTTTGGTGGGCATACCAAGCGGAACCTCCGAGCGCGACCAGGAGGACGAGGGGCCCATGAATAACGCAACCCTGGGTTATATCCATGAGCATGGAAGCCCGGCGGCCAACATACCGGCCAGGCCGTTTTTAGCGGCCGGCATAGAGCAAAACCAGGAGCGCATAACCAAGCGCCTGGACAAAGCCGCAAAGGCCGCTATTGAGGGCAAACGACGCCAAAGCGACGACGAGCTGGAAGCGGCGGGCATGGTTGCACGGGACGGCGTAAAGGCCAAGATTAACAGCGGCGATTTTGTACCGCTCAGCGAGGCGACATTGCGCGCACGGGCGGCAAAAGGCCGCAAAGGCGCCAAAAAGGAATTGGCCAGCCGTGCCGCAGGAAACGCGCCCGACAATAGCAACGCAAGGCCGCTGATTGACACCGGCCAGCTAAGAAACTCAATTAACTATGTTATCCGCAACAAATAGTTAACTTATAAGTTAACAAACGCACACAAAGGCCCTTAGCGGGCCTTTTTTCTTTTGGGGTATGCAATGGCATTACTGGACGTTAGCGAAGTGCTCAGCGACCCGGATTTTATGGACACCGGGCTTATTTGTTACCGAAATGCGCAGACAATCGGCACCAACGGCATGGCCGTAAATACCGAGCGAAAATTTACATTTAACGCGGTGGTAACGAGCGACAGCGGGCACGAATTAAACCGGACCGCTGAGGGCGATTATCAGAGCGGGGCCATTATGGTACACACGGCAACGCAATTGCAGGACGGCTCGGTGGGCCTGATTGCCGACGAGATAGAGTGGCAAGGCCGGCGTTACACGGTTGAGCGCATTAACAGTTATTCACACTTTGGGCGCGGCTTCGTTGCGGCAACATGCGCGCTCAAACCATTAGCAGGATAAACACCATGCCAAACACTAGCGCAACCGGCGGTTATTTGCCGCCAAGCGTAGCAAGCCCGCCTTTAGAGGGCGACAGCTTGGACGCAGAATTTCAAAAGGCGGTCGTTGGCATTACCGGCCTGCCTGGGCCAATGGTCCGGCCGCGCTGGCAACCAGGCAACCCAAAACAGCCGGAGCCTGGGGTTGATTGGTGCGCAATCGGCGTAACGTTGCAGACCTCGGACGCGACCCCGCACATACAGCACGACCCGGACGGCGACGGCCTGGACAGATTGAAACGGCATGAGGCCATAAACGTGCTTTGCACATTCTACGGGCCAAACGGCATGCGCAACGCCGCAATGCTACGCGACGGCTTGCAAATGCCACAAAACCTGGAAGCGTTGGCCCTGGTAAATATAGGGCTAAACAATGCGGGCGATATTACGGCGGTGCCGGAGCTGGTTAACCAACAATGGGTTAAACGCTACGACATACCGCTTACATTTAGCCGGCAAGTTGTGCGCGAGTACGGCGTGCTTAACGTGCTATCAGCAAATCCAATTCTTATCTCGGACGAGGTTGGAATTATTACAAACTAACCATTGGAGTTATTTAAAATGACAACACTCGGCTTACCCGTTAGCGATATAGTTAACGTGCAAGTGGTACTCTCGCCACTCGCCGCTCAAACCCGCAATTTTGGCTCGTTGCTTATCCTGGGCGATAGCAATGTAATTGATACGACAGAGCGCTTGCGCTTATACACTGGCCTGGACGCAATTGCCCAGGACTTTGGCACACAATCGCCGGAATACAAGGCGGCGGCGCTTTACTACGGCCAAACACCGCAACCGTCAATCTGCTACGTTGGCAAATGGGCACAAAGCGCAACCAGCGGCCTATTGCGTGGCGGTGTATTGAGCGCGGCACAACAAGCGCTTGCAAACTTTACGGCCATTACAGCCGGCGCAATGAAAATCAAAATTGACGGCGGCGCGGACCAGGCGCTTACAGGTTTGAATTTCAGCGGCGCGACAAATTTAAACGGCGTTGCCGCAATCCTGGACGCGGCCATTACTGGCGCGACCGTGGCATGGGATAGCGCAAATGCGCGCTTTGTTGTTACCAGCTCAACCACCGGCTCAACTTCAACCGTTGGCTTTGGTACCGCCCCAGCCTCAGGCACGGACATTACAAGCGTATTTCGTTTGGGTGCCAACGACGAGGGTTATATCGTTGCAGGCGTTGCCGCTGAGGCCCTGGTTGATGCGGTGCAAACGCTGGCCAATATGTCAAGCGCATGGTATGGCCTCTATGTGGCCAGCACGCCAGTGCCGACCGACGCCGAAGTTTTGGCGGTTGCCGCGTTTATTGAGGGCTCAGGCCTGGCACGCATTTACGGCGTTACAACGCAAAACACTAGCGTATTGGATAGCGTTGTTACCAGCGACATTGCCAGCCAGTTAAAGGCGCTTAATTACAAGCGCACCTTTGTGCAATACTCAAGCTCAAACGTGCACGCGGCGGCTTCAATCTTTGGCCGAGCATTTACGGTTAACTTTGACGGTAGCAACACAACGCTGACAATCAAGTTTAAGCAGGAGCCAGGCGTTGCGGCGGAAAACCTGACCAGCTCGCAAGCACAAACATTGCGCGACAAGCATTGCAACGTTTTTGTGAAATACAACAACGACACCTCTATTATTCAAGAGGGCGTTATGGTTAACGGTTATTTCTTTGACGAGGTACACGGGACAGATTGGTTGCAAAATGACGTCCAAACGGCAATTTTCAACTTGCTATACACCAGCCCAACCAAAGTGCCACAGACTGACGCCGGCATTAACCTAATCCTGACCACGATTGCACAACGCTTGAACCAGGCGGTTGTTAACGGCTTGGTGGCCCCAGGCGTTTGGAACGCCCCAGGCTTCGGCGCGCTCAACCAGGGCGACACTTTGAGCACCGGCTATTATGTCTATGCTCCGCAAGTGGCCACGCAATCTCAGGCGGACCGAGAGGCCCGCAAGGCTCCGGTTATTCAATGCGCAATCAAGCTGGCCGGTGCCGTGCATTTTGTTGATTGCATTATTAACGTTAACCGATAAGGATTAAAAAATGGCTACTTATTCATTTATTGACGTCCAGGCCACGCTTGTTGGGCCTGCCGGCGTTATCAACCTGGGCTATGGCGCGGCAACCAGCGAGGAGGGCATTAGCATTGCAATGGCTGGCGACAAAAACACCATGCTCATTGGTGCCGACGGCGAGGGCATGCATAGCTTGCACGCTGACAAATCAGGACAAATCACGGTCCGCTTGCTGAAAACTTCACCGCAAAATGCGAAATTACAAGCTATGTATGACGCGCAAACCATTGCGAGCCAATTGCATGGCCAAAACGTGATTAGCGTTACAAACTCAAAAAGCGGCGACGTAACCGTGGGCCGCGAGTGCGCGTTTAAGAAAAAGCCCGACTTGAATTATAAAAAGGACGGCGACGTGGTTGAGTGGGTTTTTGACGCTATCAAGATTGACACAATCTTAGGCACATTTTAAGGGGGTTTAAATGGTTGAATTTGAATTGCAGGGCAACAATTACCGGGCTGGCAAGCTGGACGCTTTTAAACAGTTTCACGTTAGCCGGAAAATTGCCCCTATTCTGCCGACCTTAATCCCCGTATTTGTGAGTTTGTCGCGTGATAACAAACTAACCGAGGACCTGGGGGCGTTTAGCGAGTTGCTAACGCCCTTTGCGGACGGCATAGCAAATATGAGCGACGAGGCCAGCGAGTACGTGATTGCAACATGCCTAAGCGTTGTTAGCCGTCGCCAGGATAATGACACATGGGCGCTGGTTTGGAATAAAGGCGGTTGCATGTTTGACGACATGGACCTGGGCGTTATTATCCAAATCATTATTAAGGTTATCCAGGACAGCCTCGGCCCTTTTATTCAAGGCCTGCTTATGAGCCAAGCGGGCAACAACAAGAATTTGCAGGCGTAACTTGGCGGTCCTTGCCTGGCGGCGAGGATTGGCTTATGGCTCCCGTGCTTGCAGGGCTTTGCGGTTTTGAAAGCCTCAAGGACGGCACCCTGGACCTTTGCGACGTGGCTTTGATGAATGACGCATTAGCCGTGAAATCTGAAAACGAAGCCCTTGCGAGGGATTATGTAGAAAGAAAAAACAACAATGTCTAACACCGCAATCCTAAAAGAATTTTTAGTTAAGCTGGGCTTTGAGCAGGACGAGCGCGCGCTTAAAAAATTCACTGACGGGGTAACAGGTGCGACCAAAAACGTTGTAAAACTGGTTGCCGCGATACAAGGCGCCGCGCTGACAATTGGCGCCGGCGTCGCGGCATTTGCCAGCAATTTGGAGCGCATGTATTTTGCCTCGATTAAGGCAGGCTCAAGCGCTAAGAATTTACAGGCCTTTGGCAAGGCCGCGCAAAACTTCGGCGCGCAAAGCGAGGAGGCATTGCAAAGCGTGCAAAGCCTGGCCAGGTTTATGCGCGAAACGCCAGGGAGCGAGGGCTTTTTAAAAAGCCTGGGCGTTAACACCCGCGACGTAAACGGCAAGCTCCGGGACACAACCGACATAATGGTTGACCTAGGCAAGCAGTTGCAAGATAAGCCCTACACATTAAGCAAACAGTATGGCGATATTTTAGGCATTAGCGAGGACACTTTGCGCGCTATGCTTAACGGCGATTTTGCCCGCGAAGTTGAAAAACAGCGAGCAATTTTGAAAGACAGCGGATTTGACAAGGCGGCCGAAAGCTCGCACAAGTTCATGATGCAATTGCGCGAGTTGCAAACATTTTTACAAATTTTTGCGGTCCAGGTCCAGGAGGCGCTTGTTAACAAGCTCGGCATAAGCATGGAGCAAATGGGCTCATGGGTGCGCGACAACATGCCAATGATTGCAAGCCGCACCGCTGACGTTTTAATGATGTTGTTAACCCTGGCTGAAAAGCTGGGCCCGGCCATTGTTTGGTTGGTGGACAAATTCATTGCGGCGGACAAGGCAACAAACGGTTGGAGCACCAAGTTAATTGCGCTGGTCGCAGTATTTACCGCGCTGGGCGGTCCTGCTTTGGTCGCTGGTATTTGGGCCCTTGCGGGTGCCTTTGGCGCCTTGTCGTTGCCTATTTTAGCGATTGCCGCGGCTGGAGTTGCCGGCTGGAAAATTGGCCAATGGGTTAACAGCAAGATTTACGGCGAGGGCTGGGACGACCCGGCGAAAAGCGGAAGCGGCGGCAACATTGGAAGCGCTCAAAGCTCAGGCGGAAAAATCAAGCGCGCGGCCGGTGCGGAATCCAAGCGCCTGGCAGATTTGGAGCAGAAATATGGATTGCCTCCTGGCTTGCTCGATAGTGTTTGGAACGCAGAAAGCGGCCGCGGCAAAAATATGCGCTCAAGTGCTGGCGCGCAAGGCCATTTCCAATTTATGCCCGAAACGGCCAAGCAATACGGCCTCAGTAATCCCGACGACTTCGACCAAAGCTCGGAGGCGGCCGCCAGGTATTACCGCGACCTTATGAAAAAATACAACGGCAACGTTGAAAAGGCGGTTGCGGCCTACAATTGGGGCCCTGGCAATGTTGATAGCAAAGGCATGAGCCGCGCACCCGCGGAAACCCGCGGCTATGTTGCCAAAGTAACGGCAGGCATGGGCGGCGGCGTCCAGGTTGCGCAAAATACCACCATTAACGTAAACGGCGGCGACGCCCTGGCGACAGGTCGCGCGGTCGCAAGCGAGCAAGAACGAGTAAACGCAACCTTAACCCGTAACTTACAAGTGGCTTATAACTAACATGGCACTCCTAGACTTTTTGCAAATATCCCCCAAAAGCTCAATTGGCGACATTGAAATAATGGCCAGTTTAGAGGAAATCTACAACGACACATTGCAGACGACCGACCACCCGATTGAGCAAGGGGCGGACATTACGGACCATAGCTTTAAACGTCCTGCCGAGGTATTGCTGAGGTGCGGGTGGAGCAATAGCAGTTTTAAAGCGCTGAGCGGGGCCGCTGAGGCGCTATTTTCCGGCGGAGGCCTGACAGCCGCGGATTATGTCGGCGGCGTTTACAGTCAATTGCTGGCATTACAGCAAAGCCGCGCGCCGTTTAATATGACGACCAACGCGCGCCAGTATGAAAATATGTTAATCCAAAGTTTGCGCGTGGACCGGGATAGCAAGACCAGCAACATTTTAATGGTTACGGCCACTTGCAAACAGGTGATTATTGTAAACACCCAGGCAACTACGTTGCCGCCACGGGAGCAACAAGCCCAGCCGGAAAAAACGGCCGAGGTCCAAAATACCGGGGTTAAACAAACAAAACCGCGCACTCCGTCGCCAGGCGGCGCCGTGCCTCCCAAGCCTATTGTTGGCGGAGGCGGGACGTTTAGAGGCAAGGGCGCGAGCGGGGGCTGGTAATGGCAAACTTTTACGAAATACCTTTAACACCAACGCCGCAACTTTTTACGGTGCAATTGAGTGGCATAGATTACAACATCAAATTGCATTACCGCAACGTTATCGAGGGCGGTTGGTTTATTGACATTGCAGACATTAACAACCAGGCGATTGTTAACGGCGTGCCGTTGATTACCGGCGCTAATTTGCTCGAACAATATGCGCACCTCGGTTTTAAGGGCCGCATGTGGGTGCAAACCGCAAACGACCCGGACGCACCGCCAACATTCTTAAACCTGGGCACTGAGGCCTTTTTATATTGGGTAACTGACTAATGAGCGTTTCGCAATATTTACGCAAAGCCAGCTTAATTGTTGGCCAAAACGAAGCCAGCCGGGGCGCCCTGGATTTGTCAGAATTGCGCTTTCGTTTTTCCGTGCGACGTGGCGACATTCAAACGCCGAACAGCGCGGACATAAGGGTTTATAACGTAAGCGAGCAAACGGCCCAGGCCGTGCAAAAAGAGTTTACCCGCGTTGTTTTGCAGGCTGGTTATGAGGGCAATTATGGCATTATATTTGACGGCCAAATTAAGCAAGTAAGACGCGGCCGCGAAAGCCAAACCGACACATTCATAGACATAACCGCGGCGGACGGTGATAGCGCTTATAACTTCGCCGTTAGCGCCATATCACTGGCGGCCGGAGCTACGCCAAACGACCAAGTAAGCGCGGTTTTGCAGGACATGGCATTGCGTGGAATAAGCCGCGGATATGTGCCGGACTTGCAAGGCAATCCGTTGCCCAGGGGCAAGGTGATTTTCGGCATGAGCCGCGACAAAATGCGCGAAATTGCCAAAAACACGCAAACGAGTTGGAGTATACAAGACGGCAAATTTCAAATGGTCCCGTTGACCGCTTACATGCCTGGCGACATTCCGGTTTTAACC